TAAGTGATCCTGTTGCCGGGTGCCACAAACGATTTCCAGCCATTCGGCGTCTCTGCGTCCGTGCGTTCGCCTACGCTGCATCCTGCGCACGCCAGCACCAGCGCAGCAACAACCGCGCGCCTAACCCCTCGCTCAACCGGATGGTAGAGGGTCACATTCATGATTCAATTCCTAGTTCGGTCGCTGCGTATGCCTGTATGCGCGTCACGTAGTCGGCAAACTCGTGCACGCTCAGGGTCGTTGTGCTGATAGGCGTTTGTCCGCCGCCCGGCATGTCTTCGCGGCCGATGTACTGGCCGGCAAAGTGGGCATGCCATGCCTCGCTGCTGTACTGCCTGCCGTCGATCCATGCTTGCTCGCTGATCTCGCGCAACAGCGCCCAGTACAGGCGATTCTGCTGCACGTTTCGTTTCGCCTTGTGCTCCGTGACGTGGACGGCCAGCGGCCGGCCGTCCCGCGCCATCGCGCGCGCGTTGGCCTTCAGGAAAGCCGACAAAGCGCGGACGTGCGTCTCGTCACGGAGCACGAAGACTCGGTTTACCACGGGATGTCGTCGTCCATCGTGCCCATTCCGCTATCAGCGGGCGCGGACGCTGCGGCGGCTTGGTTGACGCTAGGCTTCTTCTGCCATTCGGCGCAGGCCCGGATCGTCTCCTTTAGCTTGTCACTGAATGCCTCGAACAGCGTCATGTCCGGCTCGGTCACGTCGAACAATTGCAGCGCGGACACAGCAGCCGGCACGCTGTTGCGCATTGCTTTCGGCACCGGGCTGATGCTGGCGACGTTGCTGTAGGTTTTGCCGTCGCGGGCGTCGTGCTTGACGTTGATCAGCGCGGGGACGCCGAGCAGCTTGGACACATCAAAGCCGGCCAGCTCCTCCGGCGTGAATGCGCGACCGCGCCAGGACTCGAGGTCAGCTCGCAGGATGGACTTTTCACCGAGACTCAGCGTGTACCGCTTGCTGATAAGCAACGGTTTTCCGTCGTCCGTCTTGAGCGGCGTGCCGTCTTCATCTTCGCCGTGCAGTTCCCACGTCAGCGACACTTTTCGGGCCGGCGGCTTGGGCTTGCCCTGGAACTCACGCGGCTGCGTGCCCAGGTCGATAACCCGCACACACCGGCCGGTGTGAACGCCCTGCGGCACGGGCCGAAAATCTCCGCCGCCGGTGTCAGATGCAATCAATGCCATGTTGTTTCTCCATCCCACTGTCACGGGCCGCGGGGCGCCTCTCCGGAATGCCAGCCGCCCATCGCAGGGCGGCAATCTCGTCTTGCGTCAGTTTGCGGGTGGACGCGGCGCGCAGCGCCTCGTCGCATATCCGCTCAATGTCGGTTGTGTAGTACTCATTCATGGCCGGCCTCGAGGAAGGCGCGCACCTGAAGCCCGTTGATGTGCGCACGCCACGTGGCGTGCAGGTATGCGTGGTGATGCGGCCCGGCGTTCAAGGCAACAAAGCGCCAGAATAGGTACGCGAGTAGCGCTGTGATCGCATGCAGCAGGCTCATTGCCTTATCTCCAGGCATGCGAACCACAGCGCCGCCCACGTGGTCACGCCGATCACAGCGAGTGCCAAATCGGTCCATTCGGCCGGCCTGTTCAGTTGGCGTAGCCAGTCCACGCGGCTTTGGGTGGCGTTGTCAGTCATGGCGCCTTCACCGCGTGGACGGCCTCAGCGGCCTCGATCAGCGCGCGGGCCATCGCAAGGGCCTCATCGCGAGTCAGCACACCCGACAACATGGCGCGAGGGGCCGACAGGCTGAGGAAAACGGCATCGTTTTGGCGGGCCGCCAGCGTCGACCACGGCGCGACGTAAATGTGTAGTTCGGTTGCGCCGACAGACCGCGTGCCGTCGGCGTGGCGCTTAATCAGCGGGTTCAACATCACATCCTCCTGAGTCGTTGCTGGATAGCGAGTTGCAGTGCGACCAGGCGAGCGCACTCGACCGCCTCGTCTGGCCGCGCAGCGCCTCGATCAAGCGCGCAGTACAGTCGCGCTTCGGCGTCCCGCTGGGCGGCGGTAACTGCGGCACGTTCGGCCAGCAGATCGGCAGCCGTCAGGTCGTCGTGCTCTATCTGATAGATCGATCGCATGTGCTACCTCCCGTCGTTAAATTGCTTCCGCCCCGCGCTGCTGCCGTGCGAATCGATCCGGCATCGCGGGCGCTGTCGCTGCTGTACAACTCAGCAAGCTCGGCACGCAGGCGCTCGATCATGTCCGCCGCCTCGCGCGTCATCGCTACCACGCCGGGCTCGCCGCCCTCTGCCGCATCAAGGTCGGCGCACTCGCGCAGCCGCTCCACAAGGTCAACGGTCTTATCTGCAAAGCTCATCGCATATCTCCAAGTTCAATGGGAGGCATTAAACAGCATGTTTCGTCGCATGTCAACAGTCCGTGTATTACACGCTGTGTTGACAAACCACATAAACGTGGTGTTTAATCAAGCATGTTCATCCGCGCATTGGCACCCATGAATCGCACCCCTTCTGAAGCGCTCGACGAGGCGATTAAGCAGACCGGCGGGACCAAACAGCTAGCCGACCGGCTCGCTGTGACCGTTCAGGTGGTGTCCAACTGGCGCGCCCGCGGGGTGCCAGCCGAGCGCTGTCCAGACATTGAGCGCGTAACTGGCGTGCGCTGCGAGCGGCTGCGGCCGGACGTTAACTGGGACGTGCTGCGCGTCGCCGGCCGCAATACGGAAAACCCCGCGAATAACGGGAAGGACTATGAATGAGTTGGCTCTTTTCGCGGGCGCTGGTGGCGGAATACTCGGCGGGCACTTGCTCGGCTGGCGAACTGTCTGCGCTGTCGAGTGGGAGCCCTACGCCGCAAGCGTTCTTGCCGCCCGACAGAATGACGGCCTTCTCCCGCCCTTCCCGATTTGGGATGACGTTCGCACCTTTGACGGACGACCTTGGCGCGGACTTGTTGACGTGGTTTCTGGCGGATTCCCTTGCCAAGACATCAGCGTTGCCGGAAAGGGCGCAGGCATTGACGGAGAGCGCAGCGGAATGTGGACCCACATGGCGCGGATCATTGGCGAGGTTCGACCCCGCTTCGCGTTCGTGGAAAACAGCCCAGCCCTCGTTACTCTGGGACTCGGAACCGTCCTCGGTGACCTGGCCGCGCTCGGGTATGACTGCCGGTGGACAGTGCTGGGAGCTGCCGATGTTGGGGCGCCCCACCAGCGCGACAGGTTCTGGCTTGTGGCAAACGCCAGTGGCGGACGACGCAGCGAATCGAATTGCGGGCAAGTGGAACAGCCGGGGCGAGCCGAAGCTATCGGCGCAAGTGCTGATCAGGCAATGGCCCACGCCGACAGTCTGCGGGAACTACAACCGCAAGGGCGCCAGCCCGACCAGTGGGGACGGGCTAGCGACTGCGGTGCTGAAGTGCGCGACCCCGACCGCCAGGGACTGGCGGTCGGGAAAGGCCAGCCAAGCCACGATGGAGCGCAACTCGCGGCCATTGAGCGAGCAGATTGGTGGCAGTCTGAACCCGACGTGGGTCGAGTGGCTCATGGGGTGGCCGCTCGGGTGGACCGACTTAAAGCCCTTGGAAACGGACAAGTTCCAACAGTGGCGGCACGCGCATGGAACCTGATGACGGCAGAGGGATGAAACCTAACGAACTGTTCGACCGCCACGGTATGCCCACCCGCGAGGCGTTAGGCGTCCGGCTGAAACGTGCCGGCCAGCAGCGCGCGCTCGAGTCAAGCGGCCCGGATTGGGGCGACCAGATCAGCGCGGCCTTCCGCCGGTGGGCGGCCAATCGCGTTGGCGCAGACATCTGCATCGAGGATTTTCGCGAGCAGGTTCCCGCCAGCCTGTACCCGGCTACGCACAAGGGCTGGGGCGCATTGCCGCGCGTGCTAGTCGCCGCGCGCTTAATCGCGCCCCGAGTGGATAGCGAGGGCAATGCGATCTATAGGCCGGCGCGCAGCCAGCGTACCCATGCCCATCCTGTCAGGATCTGGAGGGTGCTTTGAATCAGCGGCTCCGTCCGCTGCATCGCGTGGTTATGTCGGGTTGAATCACAAGAGGAGAACGTAATGGATTACAGCGTGGAACTTAGCCGCCGGGTTTACGACAACAAAAACGGGTTTTGTTTTGAGATTGCCCCTGACAGTGATGGATTAGATCGCGTGCAACTGCGAACACCGGACGCTGGCAGCAAGGAGTACTTCGGAGACGTTCGGTTCACGGTTCCGAAGGAGATGGCGATATTGATCGGGCAGGCGCTGATCGACGCGGCGAAAGAGGCAAAGTCGCGGACATAACGATGCGTTAAGTGGCCTTGCCGCGCGTGGACGTTTGCGGCACAATGAGGATGCGGGGAAATGCGACCGGCCGTCGCCGCTTTGTCCATCCAAGGCTCACCCGCTCAATTCAATTCGCCGATGGAGGCGCGTCAGTGTCTTTTGCATACCTTCCGCTGTTCACTGGGGACTATCTCCGGGACACGCAGCACCTCTCGATGTCCGAGCATGGTGCTTTCCTCAAGCTCCTGATGTTTTGCTGGGACCAAAAAGGCCCGGCGCCGCTCGACGAGCGCAAGCTGTGCGGGATTGTCAACGCCAGGTCAGGCGACGAGGTGGAGGCCCTTCGCCGCGTGCTTTCCGAGTTCTTCGTCCGAATGGAAGACGGCTTCTACAACAAGCGCATGCAGCGCGAAGTTGAGCGCAGCGAGGTTTTGAGCCGCTCGCGATCCGATGCGGGCCGGAAGGGATACGAAGCAAAAGCCAAGCAATTGCCAAGCAAAAGCCAAGCAATTGCCAAGCAAGAGCATCTAACCCCATCCCCATCCCTATCCTCAACCCAAGACCAGACCAAAAAGACAAAGAGCACGCTCGGCGTTGCCGAGCTTGTGTCGATGGGGGTGGACAGGCAGCACGGTGAAGACTGGCTAAGGGCGCGGAAAGAAAAGCGTTTGCCGTTGACGCTGACAGCGCTTGACGGCGTGAAGGCCGAAGCCGAGAAGGCTGGCATGACGTTGCCGCAGGCGATTGCAAAGGCTGCCGGAGAGGGATGGGGCGGATTCAAGGCCTCGTGGTTGGCGCAACAGACCAAGGGGCAACCCCCAGGGAAACAGTCCGCGCTTGAAGAGCGCAACCGACAGGCCGGGCAAGAGTGGCTTCGCATGAAAGAGGCTCAAGATGCCGCTGCGTCAATCTGACCGCTCCGCTTTCGTGGAAATGCTGACCTACGTCGGCGCGCTGTACGGCCGCGACGTGTCCCCGGGCGTGATTGACCTGTATTGGTCCGCGTTGCAGCAATTCGACCTGTCAGCCGTTCGCCAGGCCCTTGACCGGCACGTCAAATCGCCGGACGCCGGCCAGTACATGCCAAAGCCAGCGGACCTGATCCGCATGATGGGCGGCACCAGCCAGGACGCTGCGATGCAGGCGTGGGCCAAGGTCGAGCGGGCGATTAGGACTGTTGGCGGCCACGAGTCCGTGGTCTTTGACGACCCGTTGATTCACCGCGCGATCGACGACATAGGCGGATGGATCAAGCTGTGCGCAGTCTTGGAAGACGATTTGCCGTTCCGCGCGCGAGATTTCCAAGCGCTTTACCGTGGCTTTGCCATGCGCAGGGAGATTCCGCCATACCCGCGGCAACTGATTGGCCGCTTTGAGGCGCAAAACCGGATGGCCGGGCAGAAGGTCGCCGAACCGGTGCTGATCGGTAACCCCCACGACTGCCGCCAAGTGCTGAGGTTGTCCACTGGTAACCCCGTGCAGATTACGCGGGCCGCAGATGCTGTTCCGATGCTGATCGAATGACATGC